GTAGGATGACTAGGTGTACGTTTAGGTTTATTATATCCAGATACACCAGCTCTTGCTAATCTTGAATCTTTTTTAACAGCCATTATCCTTGCCCCCTTGAACGTTTTTTATAATATTTTTTACTACCTTTTGTTCCATATTTAGTATTATTAGATGAACCTTGACGAGTTTTCTTTTTACCATTAACTCTAATTGTTTGTAATTTTAAACCTTTCATCCCATCTAATATACTAATTACCTTATAACATTCCTAACTTTTTGTAGAATTTCTTCTTTACTAATCTCCACTTTATACTCTTAATAAAATTGATAATAGGGTTATTGTTCCAGCACATAAAAATGCAACAACACTAACTACACCTTTCCATTTAGCTATCTGTTCTTCATTCTTACGTACTCTACCGTTTTGCAATTCTAGTAAATGCTCAATTCTTTTTACGTGGTGGTAAATGTTTTCCACGTGTGATTCAACAATAGTTTCTATCTTAGCAAGTCTTTGCTCTACTTCTTGTCTATGTTCTGTTACTGTTTTTTTCATTATGGAAATCCTCCTCCACCACCAAAGCTTAATGTAATATCTAAAGATGTATTACTAACACTATTGTTAGTAAAAGACATAGTTTTTACGCCAGTACCGTCTTTATTTGCAGAGTGTACTGCTTTAAATCTCATATATAAAGTACCACTATTGTATGTAGATATAGTTCTTGGAAAACTTACAAATCCACTACCACTATTAGCTGTTCCACTTGTACCAGGGTCTCCTGATGTAGAGTATGCAAATGTAAATGTTATTACTGGACTACCTGAAGTTGTGTGACTAATTACAGTTCCTCCACTACCACTAGTTAATGTAATAGATTTAACAGCAGATATTTCAGTACCACCGTTTACTCCAGACATTGTAAAGTCTGCTGGCACATTACTCCAACTAGTTCCTGATAAACTATGGTTATAACTATACCACTCAGACATAGCGTGTGGAGTAGCTCCATCAGGTCTATCAGCTGCTGGATTAGCAGTATTGATAGTTATAGTAGTCCCATTAGACATATTGGTTAAACTAGTATTAGCTGTGGTTCCAGTTCTACCAGTTTCTACATTAATGTCATTAAGACTAATTTGTCCTGATGCAGGTAGTGTCATTATTCAGCGTCTCTAATTGCTATCATTTCTGCAAGTTCTACTTCACAAGCTGCTAGCTGTGCTTCTAAATTTGCTTTATGTGCTTCACAAGTTTGAATAGCAGTAGTTACTGATTCTTGATTTAATCCACCTATAGGAATAACAACTTCATTACCATCAATATCCATAATAGTTTGAGTGTTTTGAATGTTAATCATTTTTCCACCTTCAGCATCTACTGTATCAATTACTTCAGTAATAATTTTAGCCATTTAATTGCTCCTTAAGTTCGTTTATTTGTTGTTGTTGTTCTTTTATTGCCTGTATTAATAAAGGCACAAGTTTTTCATATTTAACTGTTAAATAGTTTTCACCAGACTTAGAAGTTATTTCTCCTGAATGTTTATCAGTTTCCATATCAAATGGAGCTAAGGTTACAGCTTCTGGTAATACTTTTTCAACTTGTTGTGCAGAAACTCCAGATTGTCTTTTACCTTTATTAGTATATCCAAGTTCTTCTGCTAGTTCATTTTCTTCATAGATAAATCCTTCTAATGACATTACTTTATCTACAGCATTGTCAATAGTTTCTATCTTTGTTTTTAACCTTTCATCTGAATAATAAGCAGTAACATCTCCAGCAGAAGCTATTTGTCCACCAGCATAAAAAGCCCTATTGTTATATGTTCTTACCCAAGTACCGTCTATCATATAAATACCACCAGCCCAAGTACCATTATACCAACCAGAATCTCCTGATGACCTAAACCAATTAGAACATTGGAATGAATTAGTACTACCACTATCATATCCTAAACAAACAGCAGTATTACTTCCAGTAAGTTTACCAGTAAATGTATCAGCAGCATCACTTCTTAGAAAGCTACTACCTTGAATACCATCTACTGTATCAGCATCTATTCCATTGCCACTTCCTTCATCAGCTGTAGTTAAAACTTTATACCAAGAACCCCAAGTTCCATTATATCTTGAACGAAAAGCTATGGTACTACCAGTATAAGGTATTGCTAACTGAGTAACATTTCCAGTTCCATCTTTACTATTATATTCAAAACCAAGAGTATGATAATAATTAGTATCAAAATTATGTCCATTAGTTGCATTACCTAATAATAAAGTATAACCATTACCAGCTCTTGCATTACTGCTATGATTCCAATCTGCTGTTCCACCTGTTGTTAAAGTTCCAAATCCACCATATATTTGACCAGTAACAACTATATCTCCACGACCACCATCTGCTTGTTTTACAGTTATTGTATCACTTCCAGTTGCTTGAAATCCAGTAGCATTACCATAAGCAGAATTAGAACTACTCCAAAAACCACCACCTTCATAAGCAAAATAACTACCATCAATTAGTGTTGATATTTGTCCACTTTTTTGTGCTAATACAAATTCTCCACCACCACTTGAAACACCTTGAACTCTTGTCCAACCATTGCTTGTTAAATCTCCTGCCCAGCTACCACTTTTAGTCCAATATGAACTTCCGTGTAATCCGTCTAAAGTATCTGCATCTATTCCATTTCCAGTACCTTCATCAGCTGTAGTTAAAAATCTTACCCAACTTTGTGTTCCACTATTATTTGTTTTTCTTCCATAAAAGTTTTGGTCATAAAAACTACCAGCAATTTGCATACTAAAATAATTACTATCATTACTGTGAGTTGTAGCTATCATATGCTGATAACTATTGTTAGTAATAGGCCAACCCTCTGCAGTTGTACCAGTAGAAGTTTGATAAAATCCAGATTCTGCTCTATTAGTTATGTTATCTTGAGTAACAGCATCAGCTCCAAAAGAAGCTGGCATACGAGCTGAAGAAAATGTACCACTTGTGATTTTACTTGTTGGTAAATCAGCAACATAAGCATTAGCTATAGCATTACCATTCCAAGTACCAGTAGTTACTGTTGCAAATGCCATATTAGCATAAGCATTTCCATCAGTTATAAATTTAAATGTATTTGCATCATTTGCTATTCTATCATAATTAGCATAATTACCTATAGTAAATCCTTCAGTACCAGTTGAAGTGATTCTGTTGTTAATTTCTAATGTTCCAGTAATAGATGTGCTATATCCAAGATTAATACCAGTTACTGCGTCGTTTGTTGCATTAGTTTGAAATACTAGTGGATAAGTTCCAGTATTGTTTAATCTAAAACTTAAATTACCACCATCTGCAATCATCCACCAATTAGGAGTATTTGTTACATCAGATTCTTGCAGTCTATATCTTGGAGCTCCAGAAGTTAATTGCATATCTGTATTCAGTCTTGCATTGTTTACTGTTCCAGATGTTAAGTTAGATGCATTTAATCCAGAAGAAGAAGTTAAGTATCCTGCACTAGCGTGATTACCCCAGCCGTATGCAGTGTTCCAGTTAGAAGAATTGTTAGCAAAATCATCATCACTCCATACTTGATGCCAACTACTCCAAGTTCCATTGTTTTGTCCACGAATGTACATACGACCATCATTACGCCAATCTTGAGCTATTTGATTTTGCCAAGCAGAACTATATGACATTGTTAATAATGAATGGTCTGTTCCAGCTGGTTTACCAGTAGCAGAAGATGAAAGATAATTAATACTTAAACCATCTGAATCTCCTACAGTATCTATACTAGTAGTCGTTCTACCAGATAACATTCCATTAGAAGTAAATGTTGTTGAACTTTGCTTTGCATTTAGTTGTGTTTGAATATTTGAAGTTACGCCATCAACATAATTTAATTCTGCTTTAGTTGCAGTAATACCTAAGTTAGTTATTGCATTGGCTTGTTGTGTGCCAGTTAATCCTTGTGCAGCAGTATCTACTCTTAATCTATTTCCTAATGCAGTAGAAGTTGTTGTAGAAAAGTTAGCATCATCTCCTAATGCTGCTGCTAATTCGTTTAATGTGTCTAAAGCTGCAGGAGCAGAATCAACTACTGCTGCTACTTTAGTATCTACATAAGCTTTAATACTTTGTTGTGTAGCTGCGTGTAAAGCACTATTAGAAAGCATATCATCTTCATCTTTGAAGTTTATGCTAAATGCAGTTCCAGTTAATGATAATCCAGTACTTGCACTATAAGTTGTATTCGTATCAGTTACTGTTTCTGTTCCAGTAGAATATCCAGTAACATGACCATAGGTATCAAAAGTTAATCCAGTAACATAAGTTCTACTACTTGCAGTTAAATTAGATGCAGAAGAAGTGTCTGTGTGAGAAAAAGTAGTTCCAGTTAAATCTAAACCACTTCCTGCACTATATGTAGTATCTGTAACTGTTTCTGTAGCAGAAGTAATACCAGTGACATGACCATAAGTATCTAAAGTAATATCTTGAATATAGGTTCTTCCAGAATTATCTACTGATGCTTGTGATGAAGTATCTGCGTGAGATAAAGTTACTGTTCCACTTGTTCCACCACCAGACAATCCACTACCAGCAGTGACTCCAGTTATATCTCCAACATTTGTAGTAAATCCAGAATCGTTATTAAAACTACTTAAACCAATAGAAGATAATGCAGTAGCTTCTGCTTGATTACTTGCATTACCTAAAAATATTTTATTTTGATTTAAGTTAGGAGTTGCATTTGTTCTTCCTGCACCACCAATCTTTACTGCACCAGTAGATGCGTGAGAACGTACAACATATCCAATATTTTGAATTAAAGAAGATTCTCCAGCTGGAGCAGAAGAAGCTAATGAACCAGCAGTTGTAGAAACATAAACTACTGTTCCTTGCGTAAATGATGAAGTATCAAAATTTTCTAGTATTCCAAAAGTAACTACTTCTACTGAATTATTAAGTGAAGCTGCTGTAGATGCTAATCCAAATGCAGGCATCTTATTAGCATCATCTGCATCTGCTTTTGATACTATAGGAGTATTACCTGATAATCCAGAAATATAAACTACATCTCCTTTAGATAATGTTTCTCCAGCTTGTGCAGTAAAAGTGACTGCTCCAGTAGTATCTGATGCTCCGCCACCTTGTGCACCACTTAAATTAACTATTGTTCCTGAATCATTTATATAGAGCTTATTACCGCTTCTATCAAAAGCTAACTCTCTATCAACAATATCAGAAGTTGTAGGTATTCCACTCCCTGCTTTTATTTTTATAATGTTAGACATTTAATGCTCCTAATAAGTTCCACCATCAAAAGTAGTATTTGTAAATCCTCCAGATGCTGTAATTGCTCCAGTAAATGTAGATGTACTTGATACTGCCAAAGTTCCTGTTACGCTTGTATTAGTACTTAAAACCCATTTAGTTCCTGTATCTGAGTAAGTAATACTTTCTACTGGAGAAGTATCACTTCCAATATAAATACCAGATGTATCTGCACCTGCTGAAGTTGTAACTCCATCTGCAATTACTACTTTTTTATCTTCTACAATTAAATTAGAAGTATTTAATGTAGTTGTATCACCTTGAACTGTTAAATTACCAGATATAGTAATATTTCCTGGTAATGTTAAGTCATGAGCTAATTTATCAGCTGTAACTTGGTCATCTGCAATATCTGCTGTAACAATAACACCAGTGCCAATAGAAGCAGTACCACCTGCTGCAATGCTAATATCTCCAGTAACGTTTCCAAAGATTGAATCTTCTAAATTACTAAATGTAATTTTTTGTGAACCACTATCTGTTGCATCTACCATAGCAACAAAATCGTCTTGTGCAATAGTTGTTTCAACTCCAAGTTCATTTAAATTTAATGATAAACTATGTGCTATTCCTTCCCCTGAAGTTGCACCAGTACTATCAATACCTGTTCCTCCAGTTATAGTGCCTACATAATTACCAGTAGTTTGAGTTCCAAGAGCAACTGCATTATCTGCTATTTTAGCTGTAGTAATTGCATCATCTTGTATTTCAGCAGTTGCAATACCTAAGTCTTTAATTATTACTAATCCATTTCCATCAACAGAAAAATTATCAGCAGTAAATTTTGCTAATCCAGCTGTTGATGAACTTGCAATAGGTATGTCATTAATTACAACATTATTTAATGATGTAACTGAAACAGTACCTCCTGCGTCTGTTTGTTTACCAATGTACAAAACTTCTGAAGCATTATCCCAAGCTATTTCACCATAAGCTAAAGAAGAAGGAGCTCCAGTAGTATTCCATACACCTCTCTTTATTTTTAACGTATTTGCCATTTTTTATCTCCTTTAAAATCCACCGCAATCTATTGTTTCTGTATCTAATAAAACAGTATCTTCAACATCAAAAGTAATAGTGCTTCCACTCACAGTTGTTTCTATACCTGTTCCACCAGCTAATGTATAACTAGAATTATTTAAACTTATTGTAACAGAACCTTCGTCTGCATTTAATGTAAAACCTACACCACCAATAGATGTAATACTTTGGTCTGATGTTCCATTATCATATTTTAATTCACCATTATCATAAAATACTAATTTAGTATAAATATCTTTAATTCTATTTGGTTTACTTAAACTTCCACCCATTATGCATTTACCCCCTTATCATCATAAGTTACATTTTTTAATGTAGGTTTATCTGTAAAAACTGTATTCTTTAAAGTAGGTTTATCCGTAAATGTTGTTGTAAATAATGATTCTTTGTCTGTAAATAATAATTCAATATCATCATTAAACGAATCATTCATTTCACTAAATGTGCCATTAACTAAATTAAAATAGTTAATTCCTAATTCACCGTCTTTCCAATTATTAGCCATTAATAACTTGTTTGCCTTACGTGTCTTACTCCAGATATACGCCCTCTATTGGCATACATCTTGCCTTCTTTAATTCCTTTTTCAAATTTTCTTTCAAAGTATGGAGCCATCTGAATCATCTCTGGTTTTAATTCATATCCTTTCTGTATAGCTCTATCTACTAAATATTGATGAAACTGTATAGGTAATTCACTTTGTTCATCCATTGCACTAGCTGCTTTATCTAATGTATTAAAATGGTCAGCTTTTTTATAATAAAATAATGTTACAGTATAAGCTGCATCTAAACTAGCAAAACGATTAATTTCACTTGCTAGTGGGTCATATAAAGCTAATCCTATTGAATCTCTTTCAATCCAATAAACATTTTCTTTTACTGAACGATTATATACTCTTGAATAATTATTAGACATTATCTAAATCCCTATATTTTGGTCTACCTTGTAAACGTTTAATTGTTTTTGCATTACCATTTTCATCTTCTAAATCAACTGATTTAATTTCTAATATACTATCTTTTAATCCATAATAACGTTGATTAGCTATAGTACTAAATTGAGTTGCTTCTTCTAAGACTAATGTTCTAGCACTAAACTCATCTGATGCTTCATTCAACATAATAATAATTTCATTAGTACTAAGTTCTGGATGATGCTTTTTAACTTGGTCTATCATTTGTTGCAACTTCACGTTGAACCTCCCTTAATGGTAAATATGGTTGTAAAAATTGTGCTAAATCTGAACTAACTATTGCATACTGGTCTTTTAACCAATTATAATCTTGGGTTACTTCTTGCAAACTTAATGTATAATCTTGCACTGCTTCATTTACTTCAGCTTGGTATTTGTTTAAATCAGCAGTATACTTAGCTAAATTATCTTGATTAGTTGCTATAATAGCTTGCATTGTATTAATTGCATTCTGTATCAAGCGTTGTGACTTTTCTGCTTGATTACGTGAACTAATATCAGTTGCTAGTTGAGCTGTAGCTTGAGCTGCTGCTAAATCATTCTGAGCATCTGCAATATTTGCCTGTAAATCTCTTTGTACTTTATCTAATTTTTTTTGCAATGTAACTTGATAAACTTGGTTGTCTGCATTGAAATCATTTAACTTGTCTTGTATCTGAGTATTAAAACTAGACAATTCAGTAGTTCTAAGTAATTCAGCTTTTTGTATTTCTCTTTGTACATTTGCTTGATGCTCACTTATAGTTTTATTTACCAAAGCTTGGTACTTATTAAGATTTGCATTAAACTCTGTTATCTTAGTTTCATTATCTGCAGATATTGCTTGCATAGTATTAATTGCATTTTGTACTAATCTTTGAGATTTTTCTGCTGCATTTTTTGCTTGCCTATCTTGAGATAACTGTGCATTAGCTTGTAACTCTGCTAAATCATTTTGTGCATTAGCTATACTAGCTTGTAAATCACGTTGTACTTTATCTAAAGCAGATTGATTATCTGCTCTAAACTTTTCAACATTAGAATTAAATGTTGTACTATTATTTTGTACATCAGTTTGATAGTCTTGTAATTGTTGTTGAGCTTTAGCTAATGCTACATTTGCTAATTCTACATCTTCTCCTGTAAGCAATGCATTAACTCCAATGGTTGATGTTGTATAGTCTACATCAGATGAAGCTGCCTGATATGAAGGTGCACTTCCTACACCAGCAGCAGCAGCAGCAGTTACAGTAGTATTAAATCCAACTGTTACCTCACCAATCGTACCAACATCATCATTTCCTGGTCCAGAATAACTTACTGTATTAATTCCAGTTAAAGTAGGTGCTGAAATACCAGTAAAACTTAATGAACCAACAGTAGCACTAGGGTCAAATCCAGTTAAATTATAGCTAGTTAAAACAGAATATGAAGGTGCTAGACCTAAATCTACTTCACTAGCTGCAGCAACTGCTTCACTATTAGTTACAGTTGATGCTTGTGCTGTTCCTACATCATCATTACCAGGACCACTATAAGTAACTTGAGTTAATAAACTAGTTCCAGTAGGTGGTGATATAGTATCTAATCCACTACTTAAATTAACTAAAGTAGTATTTTTAACATTTAAAAATTTTCTTAACATTTGTTGAGATGCATATAAAACAACACCTCTTTCTAATTCTTTTGGAAAACGAGATATATCAGTTGAACTATAAGTTACTGAAGTATCTGGAGTAATATGTACTACACTTGCAGTTTCACTAGCTGTAGGTGTAGGATAAACATTCAATGTATCATCAAGTATATAATACTTAGGGTCAAACTTACTAGTATAATAAATACTATTAGCATCACTTAAATTATGTCTATCTACTGAATCTATTTCATCGCACTCTCTACTTCTAGTACCATCGTTTCTTGAAACACTACATATCTTTAAAACATTTTCTGTAGTAAGTGTAGAAGGACTATTACTTAAAGTAGTACTTTGTGTTAACTTTGGTTCTATAGAAGGATTATTCATTACATACTTTGTAATAAATCGAACACCATCTACTAAATAACCAGTAGCTTCTGTAGTATAAGAACTAATACTTCCTGTTATTGCTTCTATGTCTGTTTGAAAACTCATTTACCTTCCTTTAATTTAAAATTCTTTGGGGGAGTATATTTCAACTCCCCCTTATGTTCAACTATTAGCTAAACTTCAATACAGCGTGAGTTTCAGGTAGTTGAATTTCAAGACCTGCTTCAGTAAGAAT